AGGGCCAGGTCGTCAGACTCGCACCGATAGCATTCCATCAGGCTATACCGGTTCAGGGTCGGCGGGTTCTGCGTCCGCGGGCGGGGCCTCCCCCGTCCGGCGACGGCGCCGGGTAGGTGGCGGCTCGGTGGGCGCCTCCGGTGGATCATCCTTGAATAGCGCATTACAGCTACTGCATATCAAAGGCGTCATGGTGTCCTGCATACTGCGGTCGCAGAACGGACACCAGATTACCCCGCCCCGGTAGCGGGCCACCGGCCTGGTTTCTCCTATAGCAGGGCCGAGGATGAAGTCACCCGTTATCCATTGGGCGATCATGCTGTCACCAACTCATCGTGTATTTTGCGCCATTCAGGGTTTTCCATCCATTGAATGCCGTTATCCCCTGGGTGCGGCTGCCTGTGGTCAAACGGCCCTTGCAATATAATCGTAGGGATTCCTTCGGGGAACGCAAAGCAAGCCCTAATGCCATCCCCTATCTCCCCAATAAACCAATAACAACGGACACATTGGGTCGAACCACTTTCAATATCTGGATTGGGTATAGGCATTTTTACCCCCTATCTGATGGGTATTCAATATTAAGGCGTAATGGGTTTTTCTCGGCTCCCATCCTCATATCCACGCCCTTACGCCGTGCATTCAAACCGATTGCATTGGTTTCATCAATGGTGAAAAGCGGATTTTCGGTGTTAGCCTTAATCACTTCTTCGATGAAGTCTGACATTTTTTTCGTTATCCGGTCACCGCCCTGATAGTAATTAGCAAAGGATTCCGCAAAAAACTCACGGTCATTAGTCGCTGCATACTCGGAAACAGCATAGGCATCATCCCCTGCGGCCCGCCGCCCCGTCCACTCGCCTTTTCGGTCATAGGCTTTCGCGTAGCCAGTATCCGCTCTTCTCCTAGATGTGCGGCTTAAAACAGACAAGGCATCTGTATCATTAAAGCCAAAACGACGATGATAATAATGTCCTATTTCATGCGTCACTATATCCTCTAAGGCTGACGCTTCCCTAGTTGTTGAATGTTGATTGGCCGATATTTTCAGTTCCTGTTTCTTGGCTACTTTAATCTGTTTGTTTAATGCCGTTTCCCACCGCTTCACCAATTGTTTATTTTCTTTTATTGCGGCCTCAAAGAAACGAATTTGCGCTTGTGTACTCGCCTCATCTATTAAACCCGCTGCCCGTTGTTGGCGTATATATTCAATGCGTTGTTTCTGTTGCGCTTCCAGGGTCAGCCTTTTTGTCGCAATTTCATTAAGGGTCTGTCGGTTTAGTATTTCGGCTGTCTTGCCTACCGATTCCCGGCTTGCTGCGTTTCTACTAGCTATAAGCGCATTATCCACCGCATTCTTTTTTCCAAGGGCGCGCACTGAACCATTTTCCATTGTGGCTGTGTTGATATGAACTCCGCCTTGACGGGTCATATACGCATATGCAGAATCAAAAGTATCCCCTGGAAGCGGGCGAGTGATAACACGCTCCAATGGGCGTATGTTATGCCGAACTATCGTTTTCTCCAAGGCTAAATTGGTTTGCCTTGCCGCTAGTATGGACATCCCTTCATAGTCTACCTCAATCGCACCACCAACCGCCCTGGCCCACGCTTCTTGTTCCTTAATCATCCTTGTAACTAAAGCCTTATCGGTGGGGGCTATCATACTGGCTGGATTCGTATCGAGGAATCCCATCTTATTCCCTACCACTTCCCATTGTAAGGGGATGTCCGAATCGTAAGCCTTGCCCAAGGCGGTCATATCATCAATGTCAGGCGGGGCGGTTCTGGTTCCCCTTACCGGCAGATTGGTCTGCGGGTCTACCAAATCCCCTGCGGGCCTCACTGGCGGTGTGGAAGGCGTGGGCGTAGTTGGCCTCGGGGGTGGTGGCATCGGTGGCCTAACGGGTACACCTTCCCGCAGCCCCAAATCCCGCAGGGGCCGCACCACCGCAGCATCGCCCCAGATGGCGTTCTGCCGCACCGTAGCCAGTTGGTTCATGTGCAGTTCCCCACGCTGGATAGCTTCAAACCTAGCATTGCCCAGCATATTGCGCTGGGTGTCTTCCGGTTGCCGTGTCAGCCAATCACGGGCATTCTCGGGCTGTGGGGGCATCTCCACATCCAGGCCCAGGTCCTGATAGGTGATGGTGTCCGGCACCAGGGCGCAGCGTCCGTTGGGGTGTTCGTTCAGGGGTTCATCCAGGGCGTACAGCGTCCCATCCAGGGCGATGCAGGCCATGCAGGTGCGTTCACTATGGGCAGCCAGGCGGCGGTAGCCCTTCACCACCTGGGAGTTGTTCGCATAGTCTAGCCGCGTGGCTTCGCGGAATGCCCGGTTAGTTTCCGTGCGGGTTATCAACAACGCCTTGGACAGTGGCATCCCCGCGGCCACCCTAACCAGTTGCGCCGTCTGCCGTGGCCCCTTCCCTAAGGCGATGCCGGTGCCAATGGCATCCTTGACACCCCCGGCAGCTTCCCGCCCCAGTGGGGCCAGTAGGTTGCTCACCGGGTTCCCATCGGCCGCGATCCCCACGAAGTTCGTAAAGGCTTCTTCCGGCAAGCGGTTCCATCCCAGGCCGATGTTCGCCAGGTTCTCCATAGTGACCCCACGGGGAAGACCCGCCACCACCGTTTGTTCCGCCCCGCGTCGGGCAAGTCCCACCGCAGCCCGCTGGCTGTCAGTGATGCGTGACCCGGCAATATCAGCGAACTTGGATGCACTGGCAAGGAACTCTTGTTCCAGGTCCTTCATCCGTTGCATCCGCATCACCTGCCAGGGTTTGAGGCCACGCGTTTTGGCGACCTTAACCAAAGCCTGGGTATTGTTCTGCAACTGGCGATAAACGGGTGCATAGGCATTCAGGACCTGTGAGGATGCCCTACCACCCTGGAGAACTAGCAACCGCTGAAATTCCTCAACGGACTTCTGTGCGTCAGACGGCCCTGGCAATGGTTACAGTTCCCCGGCGTTGAAGTTTCTCAGGATCTCGGCGCCGATATTAGTTTCTGCTTGCCGTTCGGACATGCCATCCATGTCCATCTGGTCTATCTGTTCCTGGGTATAGCCTAGCTCACGCCATAACTGGTGCTTGGAGATCCCCAGTTCGGCCTTGGCCTTGAGGCTTTCCAGATGCGCCTGTTCGTTCCGGGTTTCCGGGTCATCCCAGGTGGTTGACGGAGCTACCCCCCCTACATCCCCGACGGAAGGCCCAAACGCTTCCTGGATGCGGAGGGCCATCATAATGCAGTCCTCCCAGGCGTTCCCGAATGAGATCATCCGTTGTTTTGCTTTCTGGACTAGCCCGGACTCGGCGGTTTTCAGCGCCTCCCCGGACGGCGCCCCACCCATGATCTGGAACAGGTGCTGCGGCGTCCGAGTGGTTCCGGCTATATGCTGCACCAGGGTCTCGATGGCTCGTAACGGGCCGTCTACATTCGCCGCGTTCCACTGCCCGACCTGGCCCCCGTCGTATTCAGAATGGAACTCCGTGACGCTACCTGGCAGAATGTCCAGGCGTGAAGCCCCGTGGTTCACGTTCAGGGTATAGCGTTGAGGGAATGCCAAGGTGTCAAGGATCATCGTCAGGTCGATCAGGGTCTTATTCAATAGGTCCTGCATAGGCATGACGTTGAGGATCTCAGACATACCGAAGTCGGAGCCCATCGGCCGGTTCCTGAAGTGGATGAACGGGACGCCCAGGGGCTGGCCGTTCTTGTCCAGCCAGGGCGCAGGCCATACTTCCTCCTCGTCCTCCCGGTAGTGACCCCAGACCCCACCCTTTGCCACGTACTTCTCAACCCTATCCGGGAAGTACAGGTTCAACCGGGTTTCGGGCTCCTCCCCCAGGTGCCGCTGCATCCATTTCTTGCTAGCCCAGTCAATCCGCCTATCATCCTCGGAATAATGGGGGATGATCATCTCCGCTAGCTGGTGCGTCCAACGCGGCCGCTCATTCTCCTTGTCCCAGTCGCATAGGATGTAGGAATCGCCCAGCATGATCGCCTCGGTGTGGACCACCCCCTGGGTATAGTCCATCCTGTTAAGGTTCCACTGCGTCCATGCCCAGTCGCGGATGTCCTCGTCCTCGATATCGAACCCGATCACGTTCATCCGTTCCGCCAGCGTATCCACTACCACATCCATGAAGTTGTCCCGGAAGGCTAGCCGCGGCGGGAGGAACTTCTTCAGGCGGTCGGTCAACGCGGTATCGTGATCCCCGTTGTAATATCGCCGGGCCAGCTCATAGTCCGCCCGCCGGTCATCGGCCTGTTGCTGGATCCACCGCATCATAGATTCGGTGACCGGGTCCAGGCCGTTCATACTTCTCAAAACCATCTGGACTCCTCTGCCGCGTTTCTAGGCCCGGCTAGCCTAATATACCCTTTGCTTATTGCAGGGGCCTTAAAAC